CACTGCAATTCATTGTGATGAACCGAATACGCGATTTGAGCCGAGATTGATCTCGGCTCATTTTTTTGCCCGCTGGTCTGGTTGGCGGTTACTTTTATCGTCGTCAAGGAGCAGCTTTTTAAGCTATTTTATCTCAGTTATGAGGATAAACAAAAACTCCCGAAAACCTCTGATTTTCGGGAGTTTTATGGCGGACAGAGAGGGATTCGAACCCTCGATACGCTATTAACGTATACACGAGTTCCAGTCGCGTTATTACAAGTCTGATTTTATTGATTAAATAAGCACAAATGGCTATTTATAGAGGATTGTCAGAATTGCAAAGTGTTAAATAAATCGAAAAAAACTATTATAAATGTCGTAGTAGTGTCGTAGTAAAATCAATCCAATTTCATTTCGCGTCTTAGTACATTCAAGTCGTTGTGTACATATATTGCGGCTGTTACAGATATGTCTGAATGTCCCATTACCTTTTGAATGGTGTATATGTCAACACCGTTCTCACGGAGTGTAGTTCCATAGGTGTGTCGCAGCTCATGGGGAGAGAGTGCTAAAAGACCAGTATCTTCTGACATTTGCTGCATGAACTTCTTAAAACCTTTAGCATAGGTGCTTACTTTGGCGGGCGTGTTTTCAGCACCGATAACAAACACTTCTGCATCTTCGGCGAATTGCTTCAAGTATTCGGTAAGTTCTTCCGGCATTGGGATTGCTCTTACGGACGTTTTGGTTTTAGGCTTATCAATAATTATCTTGCCTTTGGTTTGCGTAACAGCTCGTTCTATGTGCATTATTTTATTATCGAAATCTATATCTTTCCATTTTAAGCCGAGAAGCTCAGAACGGCGTATACCTGTATTAAGCATGATAACAATATCTTTTCTGCCGTGCGTTTGTGCATATTCCTCGCACTTACGGGCTTCTTCTTTTGTGTATGCAACTCGGCTTATAGTTTTAGCTACTTTTTGATACTTTATATTTTTTACTGGATTCTTATAGCAGAGATCATTGTCTATTGCCGCGTCAAAAATAGATTTCAATATCATTTTATGCTTATCTAATGTTGAGTGAGCGAGAGGTTCGCCGTTGTTTTCAACCTGATTAAAATACTTTTGAACATCGATCTGTTGTATTTTTGATATGTGAGCCTTGCCAAAGTAGGGGATAAGGTACTTTTCCACATTTGACTTGTAAGTGAAATTGTAGGTGTGCTCTTTTACTACACCTTTTTTGTATGTGTCAAGCCATTTCCTTGCCCACGTTTCAAACGTCATTACTGACGGATCTGGAAGTTCTCCTGTCTTTTCATAAACAGCTTGATTAATCTTATATTCCTCTGCCTTGGCTCTTGCGTCTGCTTTACTTATAGAACTGTAGAAACTTTTTCTTATAAGTTTGCCGTCAAAATCATGCCCGATAGTAATTTTTACTTCATACATACCACTTGCATGATTCGGCAGCTCTTTCCGTGGTCTCCCCATAAAAATCACTCCTTCGTGTGAACGACCATTTTAATAATTATCGCTGCTCAACACATCGAAATGCCGCCTGTAGCGTTTCGGAATATTGATACCTACAAGATATCCTATTGAGTGCAGAAAGTCGGAAATAACGGCAAATCCGTCCTTGTAAAAGGCTTCTATGCGCTTATCCTTGAAAGGAATGTTCTTATAATCGGGCGGGCATACAAACGTCCAGTCCGCTCCGCTCTTGTCAAGGACGATACGGAAGAACTTATCAATATCAGTATCTTTGTATCCTGCTTTCATGAGGAGAATATGGTGCTCCACAGCCTCGTCTATTTGGCTCATAATCGCTGTTTTGCCGTCAAATGATATAAGTACGAGCAGCGGCTCATCAGCTCTCACAGCCGCATTTACGCTCTCCTCTGAGGGGTATCTGATTATATCCATTCATTTGCTCCTTTCTGACTGTTTGTTTCGTTTCATTTATTTCAACTCACACGTCTCATGCTATTTTCACGGATTTTTACGTTTAAAAAATGCTATATCAATTTTAACAATTTTGTAAGGTTTAAAAGTGATATAGGATAGGCGCCCTACTACTTTATCTCCACGATTCAGATAGTCGTTCACCATGTCCTGCATCTTGCCTCGATAAAGATACCCAAACTTTATACGCTGAGGCACAAACATAAGGCGAACAGCCTTATTATCATATTCGTTAGTAGGTTCTTGGAGAAATACAACTCTGTTTCCGATTTTAGCATTATAGGGAATTTTATCCCATGAAGTAATTTCGACATTTCTGTAGTAATATTTCAGCGTATATCCCTCTATCGGATCGGTAACAGATTTTACTGAATCGGAAAGTTTATCAGGTGGAATCTCATAATCAGGGTATGATGTTTTAGATTCATTACTTTGAGGAGTTAACTGCCCAGTGCCACTTTGCATATGCTTTTTTTCAAAATAGAATAGCATAGGAAGCGAAAATACGGCAGCTAAAATAAAGAAAACAACCCCTCCGATAATACCATCTTTTGATGTAGTAGAAAATAATGCGATTGAACAAATCAGCCAAAAAGCAGCTATAAGAGTAGATATGACAACCAAAAAGAATTTTAATTTTTTCATTAAGCCCCATCCCTTTTAATTCATTTTATACATTTTTGATTATCTGCTTAACAACGCCGACTACTCTTAGTCTACAGATTTCTTCACCTTTAAAAATTTTATCAGGGTATTCAGGATTGATTGATACCAATCTTACCTTGTCCCTGTCCTGATATATTTTTTTAACAAGCCCCTCATCATTATCCACAAGGATTACAACGATATTACCGTTTTCAAAATCACTCTGCTTGCGAACAGCAACAATATCGCCGTCCTCAATTTTTGGATACATACTATCACCCTTGACTTTGATAGCAAGTGTGTTTTCTGCGTCATAATCATGCTCGATAAACAAAGGCAGATAATCAATGACACGCTCATCTGCTCGTGCGCCAAAACCTGCTGATACAGATTCAAAGACTGGTATCAGCCTTATTTTTTTACTGTCAAGTGTTTCAGAAAGGTTGGCTTCATTTATTTTATCAGCTTTGCATTCGTTTGCTGTATTGTTTTCTTCCCAGCCCATTAAGTATTTTGCACTTGTTCCTGTAGCGTTTGCAATTTTTTCTATGCAATCTATTGGAATTTTTTTTGTTTCTCCTGTTGCATAACGTTGTAACGAAGATTTGGATATACCAGTAATCTTAGAAAGTTCAGGATAGCTATAGCCACATTTTTCAATGGCTTTACTTATTCTTTTAGCACGCTCATCCACACGCTACACCTCCTTTTACAGCATTATACCATTGATTTCCCAGAAATGCAACACTTTTTCAAAAAAATTTTTGAAATTTTCCCAAAAGCGGGTTGCATATGAAAAAATGTGTGATATACTATGATTGTTCCCGAAAGTGGGAAAGCAAGAAGAAAGGAGGAGGTCAGGTGCTGAACAGGAATTTACTTAAAGCGGCTATCGCAAAAGCAGGATTTACTCAGGAACGATTAGCGGAAAGCATAGGTATATCTTCAAATACATTGTCAAGTCGTATGGTTGGTACAAGTCCATTTAATACAGACGAAATTGATAAGATATGTTCTGTGCTTCATATTGTTCATAATAATGAAAAAGCGGATATTTTTTTAGCTTCTCCGTCCCATAAACGGGAAGAAATTAGATGATAAACCGCAGAAATTTAGGATTGACGGAAATTAACTAACAGGGGGATTTCAAGAAAGGAGTTATTCTATGACTGCAACTGAAAAAATCAGCGAGTTCCTTAGCGGAGATACGCAGAAACTTGCTGAAATCGTTGAGAATCATCCGTTTCAGATACCTGTCCCGGTTATAGCCGACTGGTGGCATTGTTCGGAGGACAGTGTGCGAAATGCACTGAAACAGCAGGGTTTCCTCGGTATCGCACAGAAGCAGCCGGGGAAGGTAAACACAGGATTTGTAGTACCAACAGGACATTTTGTCCGCTGGTATGTATGCAAGTGGGGATTGTAATACGGAAAGGAGATTCAGGAATGAACACATTAACCACAATAGCGATCGTAGCTGCCGCCGCGCTGATAGCCTACGCGGCGCAGGAGACGTGTGAGCTGGTACATAAGTACAACGTATGGGCGACCGAGAAAAGCCGCTCAGAACACCGTGCAAAGGCGTATAAAGAGGTCAGAGAGCGCAGAGCAATCGAAAAGAACCGCGAGGAAATATGCAGAGTGTGGGGGCAGATATGAAACCGACACTCTATGAAATGGCTGCGGCTGTGGCTATCAAGATACAGCAGATAGATTGCAGGGTCGAGCTCACGCCCGAGCAGGTTCTCCGCAAGGGTACGCCTGACTTTGTGCGGTTTATGTATGGGAAGATTTGCAAATGCGCAGAGAGGGGGTGATCCCATGAGATACTGCAAATCATGTCAGAAGCTGATAATTGGCGAATGCCGCAGAGGCATAGGTTTTGCCTACCATGTTCCTTGCTACATAAAGATTTTCGGCAAGGACTGGTTCACATGAGACAAAAAAATAGCTGTACAAGCGTACAGCACAACAAACAAACAATATAAACCCACTGCTATTATAGCAGAACTGAAAGGAAAAGTCAAATGAATATAGAGAAATATTTTGACAGGACAAAAATCAAGGGCAAGTATCAGCAGGCTGTTGCCGCAGCAACAGCAAAGGCGCTCACGCTGTTCTGTGAGCAGGAAACCGAATTTGAGCAGGCAATCGAGCAGTCAGGCAAGAGCTTTCAGGGGTGTCTTGACAGTGCAGTTCAAGGGATAAAGGCAAGTTGCTCAGACTTTGAAGTGTTCAGCAGAGCCGTGAAGTTTTACTTCTCCACAGCAGAGGTCCACTTCAATATGAAAATAGACCTCATCGGCAGCACCGGTCAGGAAGATTCGCCGATCACTATGGTTAAAAACAGCCTCGATCTGTCACTCGACAGCCTTCTCGATTTCTGAGGTGCGGTATGAAAAAGGAGAGAAAAGAAGCGCTGCTGAGGAGTTTCCCGCCTGTCCCTTATGATATAGCGGAGCAGATGTGTGCCGGAAAGAATGCGGCTAACTATATCGTGTTTCTCACTCGTGGAGACGAGCTGTATGTGAGAGGCTATCACAAATATTCAAAGGGTCACGGTATAGTAGAGCGTCAGCGTTATGTATTCGCCAAGGACGGATTTGTACGATACGGCATCGATTTCAGGGGCAAGTGGAGCGTTCGCTCGGAGTTTCGTGAACCTGTGTTTTGCAGCACTGCATATGGATATTCTTTCGATAATTCATACACAGCACTGAATCTTCAGGCAATAAAACGATCATGTATGAAGTATTCGATGATAGATAATAAAGGCTCTCATCGTTTGCTTATCGAATATCTCAGATTGTACTGCAAGCACCCGAATATCGAGTATCTGCTGAAATCAGGATACTATCCGATCAAAGAGAGGGTATCAGGATATTGGGGTGGGCGGACAAGCTTGTATGCATCGCAGAAAATCAATTGGAAAAGCAATAACCTGCTGAAAATGCTGAACCTGAACCGCACGGAATTTGCGGTATTGAAAGGCAGTGAGGGGTATTACGAAAGATATATCTTTTGGCGCGAAAAGTTCCCGAAGATGAAGCCGGAAGATATCTTGCTCGTTTCAAAAGTGTTCGGTTATGAAACCGGGACGTTACAGCGATTATGCGAATCTACAGGGATAAAACCTCCGAGGCTCGCACGGTATCTCAGTGAAAGTGAAATAGATACAAGGGATTACAGTGACTATATATCCCAGTGCAGGGAACTCGGGTATGATATGCATGATACAGCAATATCAATGCCGCATGGCTTTCAGGCGATACATGAACGTTTGTCCGAACTGATAAAAATAAAGGTCAGTGATGAAACAAGAGCTGCATTCAAAGAGAATTATCCTTTGCGAAAGAAACTGGAGTACCGCTTTGGAAGTCTGTTTATCCGACAGCCCAAAAGCATGAATGAGATCGTAGAGGAAGGTTCACTTCTGCACCATTGTGTGGGAGGATATGCTGAACGCCATGCACATGGGAAACTCCACATACTTTTCATCAGGGCAGCGGACAAGCCAGACGTTCCGTATTACACAATGGAGCTGAGCGTTTCAGGCGATATCGTTCAGGTCAGAGGGCTGAGAAACCGTGACATGACTCGCAAAGTCAAAGATTTTGTGGAGCAGTATAAAAAGTACATTGCAGAAATTTTCATTAAAAAGGAGAAGATATCGGCATGAATGAAAAACCTACACGCTGTATAGATCCGGTTGTCAAGTATTGTCAAGGTTGTCATTACGGTTGGATTAAGTATCCAGACTGGGCTGAAACTAGCGAAGATCTGTATGACTGCACATTTGAAAGCGGATGCTGTTATGGATTTGAAAACGATGAACCCACCGAGGAAGAACTCAGGGAGTTCAATGAATGGTGTGAAAACGTACATTAAAAGGAGAACAGGTATGAATGAATTATCAGTTGAATACGCAAAAGCGGTAGACCTTGACCGCAGAATCAAGGTGTCGGCACAGCTTGCACAGCAGAGTCTTTACGATATGTGCATGGGCTTCAAGGAAATGAGGGACAGCAAGCTTTACAAGGAGCTGGGGTATCAGAATTTTGAGGATTACTGTGAGCAGGAAACAGAAATAAAAAAAAGGAATGTGTATAATTATATTTCTATCGTAGAAAGACTTCCTAAGAATTTTGTGCAATCGATTGCACAAATCGGAATGACAAAGTTAACGTTGCTTACAACAATTCCAGAAGAAACCCGCACCGAAATCATAGAAACCACCGACCTCGAAACCACTTCCGTCAGAGAACTGAAGGAGAAGATAGACTCCCTCAAAAAGACTAACGACAGACTTATGAGCAAGGTCGATGAAGCTGAGAAGAATGCCGAGAAGTCAAGAAAAAGCGAAGAAGCCGCCTGCGGTAAACTGAGTATTCTTCAGACTGATACTGAATTTCAGAAGCAGAAGATAGCACAGCTTGAATCAGAGATCAGCAGGAAGGAAGAAAACATTACCGCGCTTGAGGAGCAGGTCGAACAGCTTGAAAACCGTCCTATCGAGGTAGCGGTCGAGAGCAATTCCCACGAAGTAGAAAATCTCATGGACGCGATGAAGCGTGTAGACCTTGACTGGTCGCTGAAATACAGCGAACTTCAGGAGGAGACCATGAAAGAGACTATCAGGAACAATCAGGAGCACACTGCCGAGATCGAAAGGCTCAAAGCCGAGTATGAGGAAAAGCTTGCCAATGTCGAGCCTGTTTCTGACAGCAAGGCGGTTTTCAAGGCGTATCTTTCCAATGCTGTGGACGCAGTCAAGCGCCTTGCGGCATTTGTGCAGGAGCACCCTGATGAATTTTTCAGAAATAAGACAAGAGAGTTCTTTGAAAACATCAATAAAAGCATGGAGGTATAAAAATGGAGAGATTATTTGACATTTCGTCAGACTTTGCCGAACTTTTCGACAGGTTTGACGAGATACAGGAAATGGAGTTCGATAAGGACGAAAGCGGTCAGTACGTTGACGGCGAGGGCAATGTTGTCAATCCTGACACTTACCGCGCCGATATGCTTCAGGCATGGTTCGATACGCTTGAAGGCATCGAGGAGGAGTTTAATTTCAAAGCTGAGAACACAGCGCAGTACATAAAGTCTCTCAAAGCTGAGGAAGCTGCTATCAAAACCGAGGAGGACAAGCTCAAAAAGCGCCGCCAGCAGTACGGCAGAAAAATTGAATGCATGACTGCATATCTCAGAAATTGCATGGAGCAAATGGGCGTGAAAAAAATCGAAATGCCGAGGGCACGCATTACGATCCGCAGCAATGCTCCGTCTCTTAAAATCGCCGATGAAGTTGCATTTATAAATATGCTTCAGGACAGAGGCAGGGACGATCTGCTCAAATATGAGCTTCCTGAAATACGGAAGTCTGAAATAAAAAAACTCATCAAAGCAGGCGAAGATTTTCCGGGAGCGGTTCTGGAAAGTTCAAAGTCGCTCATTATAGGATAGGAGGCAGATATTATGGGATTACCCGTGCTTATTTTAGGATACTCGGGAAGTGGAAAGTCCGCTTCGATGCGCAACTTTGGCGCTGAGGAAGTTTCACTTGTGAACGTAAACGGAAAGCCGCTGCCGTTCAGAACAAAGTTTAAGAACGTTCTGAATTCGGATAATTATCAGCAGATATCCGAGTTTATCAAGTCGCAGAATACCAAGGTCATAGTCATTGACGATACACAGTATCTTATGGCTAACGAATTTATGAGACGCGCAAAGGAAACGGGATATCAGAAGTTCACGGATATAGGCAAGAACTTCTGGGAGCTTGTCAAGCTGACCGAAACTCTGCCGCCCGATGTTGTGATATACTTCATGAACCACCTTGAAACGGGAGAGGACGGCAGAGAGAAATCAAAGACGATCGGCAAGCTTCTGGACGAAAAAATAACTGTAGAGGGGCTGTTCACTACGGTGCTCAAGACAGTCGTTGACGATGGCAAATATATGTTTGCGACCCAGACGGACGGGAACGACACCTGCAAGTCGCCTATGGGACTGTTCCCGTCAAAGTACATAGAGAACGACCTGAAATATGTTGATGATGCGATACGTGCGTATTATGGGATAGTGCCGTGCGAGGAGTGTACGGACTGCGGCAATCCTATCCTTGCGGTCAACGGCAGGACTCCTCAGCAGATCGCAGAGGGCACTCTCAAGAATTATGGCAGAAAGCTTTGCTGGAAGTGCATGGCAAAGGAAATAAACAAGCGCAAGGAGGCTAAGAGCAATGCCGCTTCGTGATTATCAGGAGGAGCTTGTGAGCCGTGTCCACAGTGCATGGCTGCACGGTAAGCGCGCTCCGTGCATAGTTCTCCCATGCGGTGGCGGTAAAAGCTGTATCGTTGCTGAAATGGCGCGCAGAGCTACAGCCAACAAGAAAAGCGTTCTCTTCCTCGTGCACCGTAAGGAGCTTTGCGAGCAGATAGAAAACACGTTCCGAAGGTGGGGAGTTGATATGCTGCGCTGCCGGGTCATGATGGTGCAGACAGCGGCGCGGAGACTGAGTAAGATACCACCGCCGTCGCTCATCATCACAGATGAAAATCACCACAGTACAGCCAACACATACAAGAAGGTGTATGAAGCGTTCCCAAACGCTCACAGGGTGGGAGTTACCGCAACTCCCATTCGGCTGGACGGTTCAGGGCTGGCAGATGTGAATGACGAATTGATCGTGGGTGTTTCGGCAAAATGGCTAATAGAACATAACTGCCTTTCACCGTATGAATACTACGCACCGAGCCTTGTTGACCTCACTGGGATAAAGATAAAAAAAGGCGATTATGACGTGAGTTCGGTCGAAAATCTCATGCTTAGAAAAGTCGTTTTCGGAGACGTGATAAAGTATTACAGGGAACTTGCGAACGGCAGGCAAGCGGTGTGCTACTGTGCGTCTGTACGCCATTCAATGGAAACAGCAATGCAGTTCAATCTTGCAGGGATCGAGGCGGCACACATAGACGGCAGCACTCCCAAGTCAGAGCGCGAACGTATTATAAACGATTTCCGCAGAGGCGCACTTGATATACTCTGCAACGTTGACCTCATATCCGAAGGCTTTGACGTTCCCGATTGTGAGTGCGCAATTCTGCTCCGTCCTACGCAATCGCTGACGTTGTACATTCAGCAGTCTATGAGGTGCATGAGATACCGCAAGGGCAAACGCGCGGTAATAATTGACCATGTGGGAAACTATGCACGATTCGGAATGCCCGACGCAGACCGCAGATGGTCGCTTGAAGGAAAGAAAAAGAGCAAAAAATATGAGGCTGCCGATCCTGTGAATGTAAGGCAGTGCCCTGTATGCTTTTCAGTATTCCCGCCCAAGGACAGCGAGGGGAACAAGGTTCGGGTGTGCCCCGAGTGCGGATACGAATTTCCTGCAAAAGAGCGTTCCGAGATCGAACAGGAGCAGGCAGAGCTGACTAAAATCGAGGGATTCGTCCTTGATTTCAAAACGCCTGAGGAATGTCAGACATACGGAGAACTTCTTGACTACGCCGCGAGTCATGGGTATAAAAAAGGCTGGGCATGGTATCAGGCTAAGAAAAGGGGGCTGATAGCTTGACGGAAGAACACAGGATACAGAACGAGATACGGCTTGCGCTGTCGGATTCATGCGTTATTTTTCGTGTAAATGTCGGAAAGGTCAGAACCCCTGACGGGCGGTACTTTGATGCAGGTGTTCCCCAAGGATTTTCCGATCTGTTCGGATTCAGAAAATCAGACGGCACGGCAGTATTCATTGAAGTAAAAACGCCGAAAGGCAGACCAACAGACCAACAAAAACTATTCCTCGCCGCTATGCAGAAATACGGTGCAATTGCAGGTATATGCAGAAGCGCAGAGGAGGCACTCAAATTGATCGGAGGTAAATAATATGGGATTTTCAACAAACTACGAAGATGTGAACGACGATTTTGGTATTATTCCGGAGGGCGACTATGAAGTAGTCATCAGGAATATCGAAGAACGTACCACTATGAGCGGAGCGACAGGGCTGAACCTTTCGCTCATCATCAGAAATGATGTTGACCAGAAGTTCAAGGACCGTTATCTTTTCCATACGCTGTGGAAACGGAAAGAGCCGACACAGGCAGATATGCAGGTTCAGGGCTACAGCTTCAAGCAGATCATGAGGCTTGCAAAATCGGCAAAGCTCCCGAACGGCAAGGCGTATGAAACTGTCAGGGATATGTGCATGGATCTTATGCACCGCCCGCTGAAAGTTACGGTCGAGCACAGAGAGTGGAACGGCAAGCAGCAGGAAAACATAAAGTACATAAACGAAAGCAGATTCCCCGAATGCAAACACGTTTTCAAGGAAAAGAAAACCACAGCACATCAGGAAACGCCTGCCGCTGTTCAGCCGACTGTTTCAGTTA